ATAATCTGTAAGAAAATTTCGAGATAAAAAATGGAGAATAAAATGAGTAAAAATTATGTTATCAAACCAGAAGTTCAGAACAGCGCAGAATTTCGCCAGTATATTAGAAATCTTCATCTGCAAGTTCAACATTGCATGGGTGACCTTTACAAAGTCAAACATGAGTTGAGGTTTGCGAGTAAAGAAATGAAGACCATGCCAGATGATGGTCTTTGCGATATCAAAAAAATGTCTAAGGATTTATTACACAAATCTTATGAAACTGATGATTTGTTGAATGATTTATCAGACATCAAAAAGTGTTTTGAAGCTTGGGATGACGTTTCAAAAAAGTCACCCCATGTTGATTGGCATAAAAAAGAAACAGCATGAGACAGGAGAAAAAATTAAGAAGTGAATGGGGTCAATAATTATGCTGACCTCAAATTTTAAAAATGGAGAATAAAATGAAACAAGGAATCACATTTCAAGAATTAAAAGAAAAAGCAAATGAATATGCAGATAAGTCAATTGATAGGATTATTAGTGTAAAAGACTGTGTTGTAACTCATGATGCCAATGGTCAATTCATACTTGATAATCCAAAATCAAAAGAACAATGGGTACTTGATGACAACTGTCATTTGCAGTTGAGCAACAAGTTAGAGATACCAAGAAAATATTATAATCGAACCAAAGATGAGCAACCTGATTTACTTGCTTTAAATATCAATACTTGGTTGAACTCATTTCCAGAAGATGCAGAAATTATGATGAGAGGTTTTGATAAATTTGATAGCAAAACTCATTTATCTGGCAGAGCAATTTTGAGCACAAGATACAAGCGCATAGATAATATTGATGTGATTAATAATATTTTGCCAATGATTAAAAATGAACATGAAATTCAATCTTGCGATATTACGCCTTTCAATATGTTTATGAAAGTCAGCTTTCCAGAAACAAGAATGGAAGTTGGCTCACCAAAAGGTGTATCTGTTGGTGATTTTGTTGAGGGTGGTGTAATCATTTCTAATTCAGAGATTGGTTGGGGATCAATGAACCTATCATATTTTGTTCATAGATTAGTTTGCACTAATGGCATGGTTGTTCCTGATATGATTGACATAGTCCGTAAAAATCACTCTGGACAAGTTTTGACTCATGAAGATGGTAATATCATTGAAGGTGAATATACAATCAAAAATGATTATGAAAAATTAGAACAGATTCATAATTTGCTTTCTCAAGCTCAATCTGAAACAGTTATGTTAAACACGACTGAAAGCTTCAGAAACGCTCAAAAGGATCAGTTTAGAGGAAACCTCGAAGATGGTTTTTTAGAGCTGTCTAGAAACTTTCTAATCACTAAGGAAGAGATGGTTTTAGTTGAAGACCACTTTAGAAAATGGGATGATAAAACACGATGGGGTTTTGCAAACGCTGTCACAAGAACAGCCCAAGATGTTTCATCATACGATAGAGCCACAGAGCTTGAAAAAATTGGTGGCAAAATAATAGGCATGAAGTCTAAGTCTTGGCACAAACTTGTAGCCTAATTTTGATATATATTATGAGAGGGAGCATTTTGCTCCCTTTTTATTTCTTTATAAATCCTTTTTGCCAAATCAAACGTGAATTCACATTCACCAATATTTCCATACAAACCTTGTTCTCTAACTTTTCTCATGATGACTTTTGTAACATTGGTTTCAAAATCTCTATGAACCACAAAACCAACATCAGCCATATTATTCCAATGAGCAGAACCTGCAACCTCATATAACGATGGTGGATTGTAAACACCATTCTCATTTCGATACAGTTTGTGAGGGTGCGCAACCATCCAGATAGTCACATTGTGCGAAATACAAAATTTTTGACATTTCGCTATGATGTTTCTAATATGTTCATCTTCTCTCGTTTGCGCTGACCTGTCTTGTGATATTTTGTTGAACGGATCGATAATCAAACCATTGATACCATATCTGAGACATGACCCTTTTGCTTTTTCCAACACCCAATCTATGGTTGGTATCGCATCCTTATTTTCGATAAAGTAAAACCTTTCATTTAGATAATCCATTGCTGTTTGCAATTCTTTGCGAGTCATTCTGTCTGTGAAACCTTCAGCAAATGGTTTTTCATTTACCTTTTCCACCAATCGTCTGATATGAAGAGATGCAGAGTGTTCTGGACTAAATACAGCAAACTTCCATTGATGAAGTTTTGCTATGTTCAAAATTAATTGGTCAAGAAAATTAGATTTGCCATGATTTGGTATCCCAGTAACCAACTGAAATGTTCCAGACATAACTTGATAGATTTTGTCTAGCTCTGGAAATCCTGTTGATTTTGGCTTCTGAACTTTTCCATCATAAATATCAAATACAGATGAATAATAATCTTTGACAAAATTCAAACCATCAATTGGATAAGGCACTGCATTTTCAACGCATTCTCTTAAAATACTGACTCCAAAATTTACCAATGTTTCATTTGCGTCTTTTGTTTGAGAATCATTTCCATCAGGAAAATGAACACGTTTGCATCTATGCTTTCCGAATCGGTGAGCAAGTTCCAAAGCCAAGTTTTGTCCTGCTTCATCCATATCTGTTGCAATCAAAACTTCTGTTGCATTTTCGAGCCATTCTGTTTCAGATAAAGCTGTAAATCTTTTATCATCCATGTCATATTTAACTCTTTGGGGTGCGCCATCAGGCAATGACACGGCTGTATATCCTGCTTCAAACATAGACAAAACATCCATTTCACCTTCAACAAAAATAACCTTGCGATTTTCTGTTTTCACCCATTCTGTTTGCAAACGATCAATGTTGTATAAAGTTCTTTTTGCCTTGGGTGTCTGACTGAATTTTTTATCATAAGTTCGATATTTTATGTTTACTGTTTCACCTTCAGACAAATATGGGAATGCTATTTTTTCTCCATGTTGCTTATCGATAAAAATACCAAAATCTTCAACAGTATTTCTATTGATACCTCTGTCTTGAAAAAACTTGAACATTTTTTCATTTTGAATTACTGACAATGATTTTTGCTGTATTGGTTTCTGATAAACAACAGGTTTAGGTTTTTCATTTTTCTCAGGTAAAATATGACCGACCCATTCACAATGATGACACTTCCAAACTTTTGCATCATCTGGTTTTATAGTGACTGAAAGGCAAGTATCTCTTTTATTTTTTCTAGTATGAGAACATTTAGGGCAAGTTGTTTTATAATCGCCAACTGAATTGCCCCTAATTTTAATTCCAAAATCTTCTAAATTCATGATTTTAACCTGCTATGACATTTTTGTTTTGACTGTTCAATTTATTTTCTGAAACGTCATTAACAGTTTCCCATCTGCGTTGATTCAGCCATGTCGTAGCATGAGGTATATATTTTTCTTCAGTTTTTTCTACCTGCTTTTTCCAGATCATCATTTTGCTTGTTAATTCTTCTGCAGAAATAACTTTTAAACATTTTAAAAATGATTGATTAGCTTTAAATTTTGAACCTGATGTTTTTCTTGGATAGTAAAACCAGAAATTTTCAAATTCTTTTGTATATTTATTATCTTCATAATTATTAGTTATTGGTACTTCTTTCAGCTGTATGGGTGGGGGTGTCTGTGCGATGTCCCCTGCCTTCAAGAAATATCTGTTGGAAGTTTGTCTGTTCGATCCTTCATCAGAGTTATCAAATCTTGCCTTTGTTTCAATAATATTGTTCTCTTTCAAACTCCTCAAACAACGCTCAACAGTAGAGAAGCTCAACAAAGTTTGTCTCGATATTAGCTTTTTAGATGGAAAACATGAGCCATTTTTATCAACGTGTTTAGCTAGATTTAGCAAAACCATTTTTTCATTTGCTGTCTTAGTTTTTTGGTTCCAAGCCCAATCATAAAAGTCATATTTCATTTTACTCTCCTTTTGAAAAATTATATTATGACCCTAAAATATAAAAATGAAAACTAAAAAATTCTAGAAAAATATCTGAAAGGATGATTATGAGTATAGAAGACTTGGGATTAAGAGAATTCAGAAAACTGCTCGAAGAAAAAAATAATGAAGTAATTTTTTTTCAGAATACTAAATCTGAGGAAACAGCTAAAAAATCATTATATTTTCCTCAAAAAAAGTTGAAAGATAATACTTTAATGTTGAAGAAAAACCTAAAACACTTTGCCAAATTTGGTAGATGACCATCAGGCGTTTTTTATTCATCCATAATAATAACAAAAATTAACAGACCCAAACAAAAACCAAGGCAAATTAAAATAATAAGCCAAGCTAAATAAGTCATTTCAATCTCACTTGTCTTTGATGTTCGGAGCAATACCAAGTTTTACCATCATCAAAACTAAAACTACCCTGTTTTTCGCAACGCTGACATTTACTAGGATCATATACTTTTTGAAACAAACCCTTCCATCTGATATCAAATCTTTTGAGCTTTGGTTTTGGATATCTTATTTTTTTGGCCATACGGAAACAGCCATATATGCTCCAACTATCCCACCTCCAGTCAGATAAAGCAGATTGCTCAAATCTGTTAGCAAATTTATTCTGTCATCAGGTATAAATGGCGCAAACATCAGTAAAGTGTAAAAAGCCATGAAGCATAGAACAGATGTTGCCATGCGTCTTTGAGCAGTTAATTTTCTCAACTCAGCATTCTCATGTTTTTCTGCGAGTTCGATTTGATGCAATTTTTCTGCGGCTAAAAGCTCATCATCATCTACTATTCCATCACCATCTAAATCATATTTGGCATAGTCTGATTTTTTCTGCAATTTTTTTTGAATCATCAAAATCTCCTATTTTTGCAAAAATTTTTCTCGTTTTAAAGCCCACTGAGCGTGGTCTAAGAACCAATCGTGTACGAATCTATGCCTGATATATCAACTTTCGGTAGCATCCAACTAAAACTTCACTAAACAGATTTTTCAAATTTTACCCTTGTTTACATACAAATAAGCCAATAAAAGCAAAAATGATCCGATAACAGTAACTAAAATCAATATAGCAATTACTTCCATAAAGTGTTTGCGTGCCTCACGCTGAGCATATAAAGTTTCTTGTCTTTGTTTTCTGATATCACGCTCCATCTTTAGTAATTCCTGCCAAGCTTGCGGACCACACATCGATGAAATAAGTTTGCGCAACTCATCTCTCTGATTTTCAAGTTGTTTTTTTTGCGTAAAAAGTTCCATGGCTTCTTGCTCTACAGATTTTCCTGCAAACAGCTTTTTGAATATAGGAGGATTTTTTGCCTCATGATGCGCTCTATCAACATCACTAACCGCAGACATCCATCTGGACAAATCCTTGCCCATGCTTTCTATTTCTCTACCAATACTGACACCACGTTTTAGTGCGTTGAATGCACTACCCGCAATGGCCATTGCACTAATTGGATCAACCATAACGTCCCCCCACGTCAGATTATCACAAAATTTCAGTTATTTGAACAGGCGGTTTTAAGGTTAATAATATTTTTTTCTTGAGATTATAAACTGGTGTTTTAGTCGCTTTGCTTTTTACATCTTCTATAACAGTTTTACCTTTTTCATCGATGTATCTAAAATCACCAATATATTTTCCAACTGACTTACCATTAACAAGTAAATCTATTTTAGGCTGACACTCTAAATTTTTTATAAGACCTGCTTGATTCAAAATCTTGAGCTCACAGTATCGTTTTGCTTCTTTTCTCGAATCAAATTTTTTGCCGTCTATTTCAGTAATTATATTCGAATATTTTAGTTTCTTTGATTTCATTTTTTATTTATACTCTACGATACAGAAAAAAATCCTAAAGAGGTGAAACATGAACAATGTATACAAAAAACATCATATTGAATATTTATCAAGTTCAACTGTCAATATGTTTATTTATAGTCCTGCTAAATGCATGATGAAATTAGCAGGATATTCTGGTCAAGTTGGGTCATCAGCTTGGCGAGGATCAGGAGTCGATGTTGCGCTATGCAACAGAATAAAAAATCCAAAGACATCTTTAGAAGACTGCAAAAATATGGCTCATAATCTTTATGACCAAGAAGTTGCTTTAGCAAAAAAAGAAAACAGAGCTGAAGCAGATTGGAAAATTGATAAAGAGCGTGACATCATGAATGGTTGTATAGATCAGGGTGAATTATCTTTTGTCAGAAAATATCGAGACAAAAAAGTTATAGACACTCAAGGCAAACTTGAAATGATGCTTGACGATGTAGCAGTCCCATACATTGGATATTATGATATACTTTTTGAAGATAGAGTAGTTGATTTGAAATCAAAAGGTGCTCAAGTTTCAGCACCATCGAACTCTGATAAAAGGCAAG